TACTTTCTTTTATACCACTAATAAACTCTCTAAACACCATAGCGCCAACTATAGCAGCACCTACTGCCTTAAACGACTTTATCATATTCATACTAGAAGTTTGAGACTGCTTCTCAATGCTTTTTATATTCTTATTAGCAGTTTTGCTAAATTTCTCGAACTCGTTAGTGCCTTTCTTGGCATTAACCTGGAGATCTATTTGTATTCGTTTAGCTGCCATTATTTGCTATCCTTTTTGGTTTCTTTCTGATTAGTAGATATAGATACTGTATAATACAATACTACTTTCTCAGCAGTCTTAGCATAGTCATCTGGTGATATATCACACCAGTCCATAGCGTTCTTTATACCTTCTGACGATAAGCCCATACCAGTGTTAATAACATTACCAAATCTCATCATCAAGTTCCAGACTTCCATATTCTCTGGTATTAGTCTGGGTATAGGACAGTTGTTGAAACAGTTAAAGCCCATCTTCTCTTTGATACTGATTCCTGTGCGCGGGTGGCGTTCCATGCACTCTTCACAATTCTTTACTAACGGTCTCGGGTTGCCTTGCCACCGGGCAACCTCTATTAGTTTTTTAGTTCTGGATCAAACCCTGTCAGTGTTCTTGATTTACCTATAACGAAATCTCTTATCTCTGGGTAGTAATCATATAGGTATCGTTTGTTATCGTCATTGACTGGGAGCTTATTACCATCCTCATTAATACCTTCCCAATCAATAAGGCAGAACATAAACTGCTCCAGCATCATAGGCATAACCTCTAAGGCAGTCATCTGTGAGAAAGGGAATGGTTTAACATAGAACTTGGTCTTGTTGTTTAACTCATACCATTTTGGCTCTTTACTCTTTCTATCTACTACTATTTCTTTATCTATTTTCTTTTTCATTGTTAGCTACCCCCGAATTAAATTTTACCAGCTGTAACTCAATTGCCCGTCGCCAGAGAAAGTATAATTAACTCTGTCAACATCTTCTGGATTAGTGCTTTCGCTGGTTCCTGTAATATAAGCGCTTCCGCTATAGTAGTATGTTCCGTCTAAATAAAAACGAATGCCGGACACAACGGTTCCAGCCTCCCAAGCAGCATCCAGAGCAGTTTGACCATTGGTGTCGGTAAGGCTTTTGATAGCATCAAAAGAACCTGACCATTTGTTAACACCAGTGCCAAGCGTTCTAGCCCAGCCATCGTTTCCGAAGACGGGCTCTTCGATCGGATTCGCTGTCTTATCAATAGACCAATTATAAACATCGGTTATTGTGTCAGTTAGAATCTTCACGCTCGCGTTTCTTCCGTGTAGTGCCATTAGTCACCTCTTAATGTTGAATATGTTATCTCATCTTTGATTTTAATATTAAATACAAACTGCCCCACTGGTTTATCTGGCGGAGAAGCCTCCAAGTAGCTAATATTAGATGTGATATATGTGTCGTCGGAGTATGTGAAATCATCACTGTATAGAAAATACATTACATCATGAGCAAGCTCTTTAATATCTACCTTATTCTCAATACCATCACTAGCAGCAAAACCATATATCATTACCTGTATCCAACTGATGCCATCATCATCCATGAGCTCTTCTAAGTCCTCACCATAGCATATAAAGCATACTGCTGGTAGTTGACCTTTAAGATCTCTTAGCGTGTAATAACCATGCTTTACAACAGGTCTCTTGGCATAATCACCTGATGGATCTAACTTATCTTCCATCTCTGACTTCAATGTCTCTAGTATAGTATTGATTGTAAGCATTACTGAGCCTCCCACTGTGATACTAACTCTTTTAGTATTATATCTTCTATCTTATCTTCGTTGTCAGTGAAGGCTGGCTCCAGGTAGGGTCTCTTGGGCATTGTCCACCCACCTGGCATTACTCCGCCCAGCTCATGGATACGACCGTAGACTACATCTGTACCTATAGATGCTATACTCTTCATTGCTTCACCAACTATACTTCTTCTTAAATGTCCAGTCCTTACCATTAGTTGATCAGGACCATTAAAGTTTTTCTTTGCTGCACCTTCTGCAAACAAGGCTACATCCTTCATTGCTTTATCAATCGCGCGCTGAATGAACTTTGGGCTTGTATCTAACCATCTTAAGCTCTTAGGTGATACCTTTATCTTTATCATTAGTATAGCCTGCGCCTCATATAGCGTTGTAATACTTGCTGTGCTTCAGGTGTGAACTCATCACCTACATAACTCATAGTGTCTATACCGCCAGCCCCTCCACCGTCTGTAGATCGAGAAGTAAGCCCCTTGTCATCTTTGAATTTATAGTTTCGAGCTACCTCAATCATACAGGCGTTTTTCAGATCAGCGGGTACCGCTGCTGTAGTGGAGAATAGTCCAGCGGTGTAGATCACCCTTATGTTCTCGTAGTTTGATTCTGGAAAATAGCTCTCATACCATACTATACTATTACCATCCCTTCCGATATAGTAATCGTCGGCGTCCACAAGCGTATCGTCGTCCCAAGTACGAGATGTGGAGCTCCAGACACCCGACACAACAGTAATAGGATATTGATCCAATGGTAGTATAGAACCACCATTACCACAATAAGTTTCAGTATGCTCTTGGATATAGAACTCTCTATCGCAGTATGTCTCCATAGCTTTAGAGATACGATTGATGAGGGCTGTCAATTCATCAATGACATCATCATAATCATCTGTTATACCCATGTAGCGTGCCAATTCTTCGTAGGTTGTTAGTGCGTTATTGTTTAAGGTTTCTGTTTCTGCCATGTCTATTACCCCACTATTTATTTATTACAAGCGCCTTGTCCATCATAAGGGCGCCGCACTTTGGGCACGGCACCCTTTCAGGATGAGTATGCTTGCATTTAATACAAACGAATACTCTATTATTGCTAATCATTAAGCATCAACGCGTTTTAAATGCGCCCAAGCAGCATCAGAAACGATGTTTCCGTCGGCTCTAGCGTACATAATAAACTGAGTGATGCCTTCCTTCATCTGCACATATGGGTTGGTCTGGAAAACAAGTCCACCATTAATAGCTATGATGTATTGTTTAGGATCACCAAAGGCAAGACGAATAGCTCCATTATCAGGAGTGTTATCGAAAGCTGGCATAATGTTAATGGGATATCCTAACAAGCTGCCGGCAGGTCCGCCTGAAACAGGAACTGGATTAAAGATCGGTAAGCCGTAAGTGTCAGTCAACTTAACCACATCTTTCATAGCGCCACGAGGCATAAACCATTCAGGATTAACACCTCTTTCTAACTCTACTGCGTAAGCAATCTCTACCAAGTTAGCATAGGTAATCGCAGCAGCGATACCAGCTACACCAGAGGCAGTAACACCATTGGATGTACCAGCGGTGATGTCTGTGGTGAACTCGGTTTTCTTGATTACTTCAGCGTCGAAGTTCTGACCAATAGCTTCAGCCATTACTGGCTCAACAAACTGACCAACAACATCAAACATTTGGTCGGAGAGAACATCATTGTAAAGGCTCTCATAAGCACCAACTCTCTTGTCGATTGTGAAGGTCAACTGACCAAGCGTAGTGGCGGCTGCTGTATTAGCAGTACCAAACGCCTGAGCATCTACAGTAGCTCTAGTAGCCTTCGCAGGCAGCTTTAAGCTATTAGTAGAAGTAGAGTAGATTCTCATCTTACTCAACGCTACTGATGTTAATTCAGCTAAACCTAATAGAGCATTACTATACTCAACAGGAATAGCATACGCACCGGTATTAGCGGAAGTAAGGGCTTTCAGTATAATGTCCTGACCAGCTTCCTTAACTTCATTACTCATTGCCGGGCGAAAGTTTCTCCATGGGGTATTAATATCATAGCCCTTGAAGGTATACAGATTATCACCTGTATTCTGACTCAGCTTAAACTGCTTATCCTGCATAGCATCCATTTTAGTTTTAATGGCTTTATTCTCTTCCAGGAATTTAGCATTAGCCTCTTCTAGCGCGGCTGCTTTAGCCTCAATCTCAGAAAGCTTATCACCAACAGCATCTTGTACATGCTCTTTGATAAGTCCCTGTAGTTTTTGTTCTTTTGTTTCCATTATCTTTACCTCTTATTATAGTATTTCTTCTAAGTCATCTATTGTCAGAGGCTCGTTGGGCTCATCAATGGGCTGATCCTTAGGATCGCTTGATGGCACGAACTCGTCGTATAGTTGCTCGTAGATACTTCCTTCTAGTTCTTCGTCTAAGTCTTGTTCTTTAACTTGTAGCTCTAACTGTGCTATTTTTGATTTAAGTTCTGCTACTATGTTTCTATCTTCTGTCTCTTTCATCTTAGCCTCAGCTTCCGCTGTCATTTCATCTACTCTAATATTTAAGTCAGTTAGTTCAGCTTTATCAATCACTCCATCTTCCATAGCTTTATTAAAACTATCTTTAAGTGATTTAGATGTGATTACTGCATTTCTATTAGCACCGATATTGACGGCAGATACCTCTAACATAGTAGATTTACCTATGATACGAACTGACCTACCATCTTTCTCTTTGTACTCGATTGAAGAGAAGTCCGGTATAAAACTCATAGATACATTATTAATGTAGCCACCCTTAATCAACTTATAGGTTTGATAACCAAAGGGGTTTTCTTCCTCGCTTGTCATCTGGGCTTTACCTATAATCTTCTTACCATCTTTCTTGATAGAGATAATCTTACCTACTGGGTGCTCTGCGTTCTGATGGCTCCATAGAAAGCTTTTGTTTTGCTTTATCTTACTTATATCTACGCCATCGACCTTAACGATATCCCTATCGTAATCTTCGATCTCGTGCGTGGCAACGAACTCAATTACTCTGTCTTCGTCTTTCGCTGCTTTACACTCTGCTAAACCAAATAGTTTTTCCATGTTACCATCCTTTATGTTATCACTGGTATTAGTGTACATCTACAATTTACTACTTCTGCCGCTGATCCACTTGGATCTCCAGGATAGGCTAAACCATTACCAAAGATATGGCTGTATGGTACTGTACCCTCACTAGCAGCACTGGCATGTGTATCTCTTGTATTACCATCAGCAGTATCAAGCCATTGTTTCTTCTTTACATCATTAGTTCTGTATCTGTAATCAGTTTGTCTATTTACCAAGTTAGCTGATTCAGTTCTTGCTATTGTTCTTGATCTACTTGCATTAAACTTGTATACGCCTTTTACTCTCTTTGCTATTGTATCCACTGCCTCGCCGGCAGCCACTCCTTCAACGACCTGTGTCCTTACTAATTTATAGGTATGATTATTAATCTGTCCTATCCTATTAACCATGCTCTCAATCACCTCAGACGCGAACTGTGGCGATGTTGATGAAGCTAAGATAGTCAGTGCTAACTTATCTGCCTTCTCTCCACCTTGCTCATATGCTGGTCTCATAGCATCCATCAGTTTCTGCTTCTGCTCATAGATTAGAGTGTGTATGGTAGCTAATATAGT